TAGCCACTATCCCTAATACCTACAAGGCTCAGATGCAATGTCAGATGTTGGCTACTAAGCATAAAGAGTCTGCACTATGTTTTTTCCTCACTAGCACTCAGATTGATGGCTATGGCAATAAGATAGAGTATGACATACCATTAGAGAAGAGATTTTGTTTTGTGCATATAGACCCTGAGTTTGATTTTCAGAAGGAGATAGAGGTTAGGTTCGATCAATTCCGTGAGAAGCGAGATGAATTATATGGTCACCTAATCTCTGCTCCTACTATCTCAGACATGGAGTTCTTCGAGTTAAACCATAAGGGTAAGAAGGTAACTAGGCTAAAGGACAAGTCCAATTACTTTACTTGGGAGGGCAAGATAGTTAGAAATCAAAACATACATTATGTCGTTGAGTAACCAAATTACTATATTGGTAAGGGATGGAGATGCTACGGTTGAGTTGAAAGCCAGTCGAGTATCTCCATATACCGCCTTTCTTTACAGAACTGAGTGTGGTAGGTTGTTCACTCACAAGAAGAATGTAGGGCAAATTCCGGATATGTCTCCTTGTTGGGTTGAGATTACCCCTGTTACTGATAAAACCCCTAAAATTTTTGAAAGTGATAGAAAATGATATAGTCGCATTTGTCCGATTTTTGATCTTATTGTTTCTACTGTACTATTTGTACTGTAGTATCCAAGATAATGATATGATATGAAAATTATTTATAAACTCTCTGAACCAGCATCCCTTGAGCTGGGCTATCTTATATGCTCTTGGAGTCAAGAAGATGTTTGGTTTAGTTCAAATTAATTAAAAATGAAAGTATTAAAAACATTAATTCTAATCACATTGCCGATGATCGGCTTTTCACAACAAGCCAAGCAACCGGAATACAAGCCTTTGCCTGAGATGACGATTGATGCTAATGCACAGGTAGAGATAGTTTATGCAGTAGCAGAAGTTCAGAGAGTCATTCCTATTGTGGCTAGTGATACTACTGGCGTTGGCATTACTGCGGAGACAAAGTTTTTTATAAGGACTGAGACTGTGCTTGATACGATTGCAGTTCCACGATTCTTTTTCTTCGATAAGAAGAGTGGGGAGAAGATATACTTTAAGCCATGATACCTATAAAATGCCAGTAACTAAGTATTACTGGCAAAATTTAAAAACACAAAAGCAAACTTAAAGACATGAACGAACTAAACAAAAGACTTGAAAAACTAAATGCTTGTTCTGAAGCAATGGGGTGGGTAGGTGATAAATCCTTAAAAAAGGCATGGAAGAATTGCAAAAGGGGTGATTGGATGCTTTGGTACTACTTTAGAGAAGTGGGATTTACTAAAGAATTAGTTAAAGCTAAAGCTGATTGCGCATCATTGGTAAAGCATTTGATGGAAGACCAACGAAGCCTTGATGCGTTACAAGCGTGTTATGATTATGTGGATGGTAATTTAAATGAAGAGGAATTAAGACAAGCTGCTTATGCTGCTTATGATGCTGCTTATGATGCTGCTGATGCTGCTGCTGCTTTTGCTGCTTATGATGCTGCTTATGATGCTGCTAATGCTTATGATGCTGCTGCTTTTGCTGCTGCTTTTGCTGCTAATGCTGCTAATGCTGCTGATGCTGCTCGAAAAGAAACCCTTAAAGAGTGTGCTGATATATGCAGGGAGGTATTGACAGAATCACTATTTAAAAAGGTAGGGAAATAAACAATGAAAGAGATAAACAAGCTATCGGAAATCTGCAATAACTGTGGATGCCCTGACATGGAAGAAAGGCACGACCATTTGTGGTGTGATTGGTGTAGTAATGAGCAAAGCATTGATGAAGATAAAACTCTTAATATAAGTTGGAGACTATAAAAACATAAAAGAAATGAAAGTAGAAGACCCTCACTAACTTAAAAGGAATTAAAATGAATAATATCAATAGAATCAATGATATCGATCTCATAACTATTCCTCAGACACTCACTGCTAAGGAATGCAAGTATTTAATTGAACTGGCATCGCCTACTTTAAAAACGTCTGGTGTCGTCGCTGATCAAAAGGTACAAGAAGATGTAAGAGATGCTACTGGCACCTGGTTATCGGATTATCAGTTACCACTTACACATCCTATTCGGTTGAAAATAAACCAGGCCCTAAAATCATTGTCAGGTTTAGATTATCGACATTTTGAATATATACACATTGTAAAATATGGACCGGGTGGTAAGTATGAACCGCATTGGGATTGGTTCACAGAGGAACAGGGTAACTCGTATTCGGAAGCCAATTTCAATGAATGGGGTAATAGAACTTCTACGTTTTTAATTTATTTAAACGAAGATTGTGTAGGCGGAGAAACAGCATTTCCAAATATTGGCAAAACAGTAACTCCGCAGACAGGTAAATCAGTGTTTTGGAGAAATTTAGATGCAACTGGAAAGCCACTAGAAAACAGTCTACATGCTGGACAACCAGTAATATCAGGTGAAAAATATATACTTGTTATTTGGGTAAGAGAGAAGCAAATACACCAATAGTGCATAGAATAAAAATAAAATATGGGGAATCTGAGTGGTGGAAAAACAATCCCGAGGATTTAATTGATTTTATATATTTTATTCAAAAGAAACGTGCTCCTACGAAAAAAGATCAAAAAATTATTGCTTGGAAATCGATTGTAGAACAATTATCTAAAAAATATACACCACCTGAAGATATATATCAATATACACTACTTTTAACATGATAGAGGTATATTATGAAAATTAAAAAAATATTTAGTGAAGTTGAAAATCGGTCATTATTTGACTTAAACGAAGATACAATTAACGGTGATTGGACGCATTTTTATATCGAGGATGTTTATAATCCCCCAAAAAATAGCGATGATTTATATGATTCTGATATTGGTGTGTTAATTATACACGATAAAAACTTCTATAAAGAAGAATTGGGTGATTCTGATGTTGTTTCGATAAGTGGGGATTCTATATTAGATTGGTTGGATGATTATTTAGATGACAAAATAGATTCTAACCAATTAATAGATTTTGAATATACTGTCGATTTTAATGATATATTGTATGATTATATAAGGGATACTTATAAAAAGGTGCCAATTAAGAAATGGAAAGATTTTACTGCAACTATGAAGCAGGTATATGGATTGGATGATATTTAATACAGGAAAAAATTATGAATCTACGAAATATTTACAAAAGTCATTTAACAGAAAGAATCTCATCAAATGATGCATTTGATCAAATAATGGAAATTGGTGAAATGGTTGGATTTGAAAAAACGTTGGATGAAGCCCTCAGGCAACTTAGCGATAGTGATTTAAATTTGATACTTCGTGAACTTAAAAGAAATTTCGACATAGAGGATACGATGTAAAAATTGTGCACTTCTTTGAAAAATCATAAAGATTGTACAGATGACCAAGATCACAATGCAATCTCTATTGTAAAATAATTTTACATCATATTTGGTTATCTAGATTTTTTTTCGTATATTACAACTAGATAATGAATTACAAACACGAATATATTGAAATGCAACCAGGTTCAAATGAACCAAAAACAATTATCTGCTTGGACACAGTCGATGAATTTCGTAATTTACTAAGTTCACGTGATTGTATTTTTTCTGATATTATTATAACTACCATCGAATCAGCCCAACGCAAAGGTTTATCAAGATGTACAGAAAGTGACCTTACAATCGGAATTGAAATATCTGATATTACTCAAATTGTTCGAATACAAATATCAAAATCAGAAATCGATCATATTTTGAATGTTAATTTACAGAACTTTGAAGAACATGAGCATTATGAGCAATGTGCTCGAATTTTGAGATTAAAAAAGAGAATATCTAATTCTCATAAGAGGAAAAAAGCTAAAGAAGAGAAGGCGCTCAAAGAAATTCTAAAAGATATTTCCGAATTTTAACAAAATTTTAACATTTTAGATTTGGATCTTCCACCTAAATGCCCTATATTAGTAAAGTAAGAGAAAGAGAGGGAAGGATAACTAAAATTCCTAAAACTATGAAATCTAATTTATTAGTACATTGTCAGTATTACGAAAATTATAATGTTGGACCTGATGGGTTCAACACCTGTGGGGATGGGCTTCCTCATTGGAAACCCAAAGGTGGACACACCTTTAAGATGCCGGTTGATGCGGATATGGTATTTTATGCAGATGAGGATAAACTCATTCAAGCCATCAAAAATTTGGTGGAATCTCAAAACTCAATCGCTGGACGATTTGAGTATTGTGAACATGAGTTGGTTATTAGTGAACCTACCTTAGTTGAAGGTTTGGAGGGAGAGATTCAGAAGTTGTACCAACTCGAAGAAGCAGCTTAATTAAACAAACATTTTAATATACTTTTCTAATGATAAATAACATGAACACGACATCGGATACTATTACATTTCCAATTTTCCATAAAGCGGTTTTGGAAAAGCAGTATTCTGAAAACTGTGCGAGATTCAAGCAAATATTGGAAGATTTCCAAAATATACAACCACATTATTTGCCGACAGCTGAATTCATTGATGCTCTTTCCGAGAATATTATCAATGAGATGAAGAGTCAAGAATCTGAATTGCAGATTTTGAAAATGATTTTAGAAAATTAAAAAAGAATTATGATAAATATCCTAAATGTTATATTCGCAGTTTTACTACTTGTTATATTTTACACCACCGCCACAGGTAATATATGTCAAATTATCGAATTCCATGATCCATTGTCAGAATTGTTTTTTGCAATATCATCTTTTATTTTAGCGGTGTTTTTAATACTGTCCGGAACAACTATCAATAACAATAAAGAAAAAGAGACCAGAGACGATTTGAGAAGTCTTGATAGAAAATAATGTATGAAAAAAAACAACGCAGATACCAAAAACCAAACCGATATAATTCGTCCGGCACATTATCAATCAGATGTTGAAGTTTGGGAACAGATGATTCGTATTTGGGGGCCTGAACAATTTATTATATATTGTAAAATAAACGCATTTAAATATAGAATGCGCGCCGGTAAGAAACCAGGAAATTCAATTCATGATGATATTGAAAAGGCGTTATGGTACGAGAAAAAGATCGAAGAATTATCAAAATGAAGATAGGATTTAAATGTGTTAATTACGCCGGAGATACTGTGGGTTTTGTTAAAAATGGATTATTGGTTCTAACACAATACCCAGAGAGTGCTCAATACTTTCAGATTGGTAAACAGGAGTTGAAAGAAAAAACTGAAAGATACAATAAGCGACTTCGAAATTTACTTTCAAGCCAATTTAGGAAATCTGCATATTGTAAAGAGATATTGGAAAATGTATATGTGAATCATTACAAAAATTACGCAAATGATAGATTGAAAATAATACCATTTCTGGATATTTATTAACAACGAAGTTAATAAAGAGGGCAGATATGAGTAATAAAAATAAAAAAGTTTTTAGTGACGAGCAGGTATCAAACATTCTTGAAGGATGTGTACATTTTCCGTTATTTATATCTGATTGTCCAGATGTTGATATTTTTGAAGCTGATATTTTTTCAGCGTTGTGGGTTTCTGATTTGGGTGAAGATGTAACTCCAGGTATTCCTGAGGATTTAGAAATTGTAAGAGAACTTCCAAACGGCCAACGAACTTATGCAAGATACGCCCTTGTTGATTCATATACATCATTTAAAAAAGAGGAATATGACATTCCACCGGAAATGAATTAATAAAAAATAATTATTAAAAAATTTGGAATTCCCAAAAATTTTCCCTATACTTATAAAAAAATAAATTTATTATGAAAGGTATGACGTTTGCCGAACGATATCACGATTTCAGTGCAGGCCATAGAGTAGCTGGTCATGAAAACAAATGTGCTCATTTGCATGGACACAACTACCGAACACATTTTAAAGTTGGTGCACCAAAATTAGATGGTGTTGGCCGAGTTCTTGATTTTTCAGTCATTAAATCGAAGTTATGTATGTGGCTTGAAGATAATTGGGATCATAAAATGCTTATTTGGGAAAACGACCCATTATGTGCTGATTTAAAAAAGTTAGTACCTGACGATATTGTTGTAGTTCCATTTAACCCAACAGCTGAAAATATGGCTGAATATTTAGTAGAAGAGGTTAGTGTTGATCTATTATCTGGGACTGGTTGTATTCTTGTTGAATGTAAAATTGAAGAAACGCGCAAATGTTCCGCAATCTATACAAATTTACATTAATCCATTCTAGCAAAAAAAATGGTGGTTTCAATCCTAAACTGTATTTTAAGGTTCTCAAATCTATATTAATCACTGCATTTACAATATACTATCTTATTCTATGTATTAATTTTATTGCCTTTGTGTGGCTAATCTATATAATTTTCAACCCGTAATTTCAGATCTCCTAGATATTTATTAACAAGGGAAGACGTTCCATAGAATAACAAGGGAAATTAATGAGTGAGAACAATCACACCGGTGTGAAAAAACAGCGAAAGGGGCAGATTAATTATAAACTGTCACTTAATGAAGAGCAAAAAATAGCAAAGGCAGAAATTTTAAATCATGCGTTTAGTTTCATTCATGGTGCTGCTGGAACAGGTAAAACATTATTATCTGTACAAATAGCATTAGATTTAGTATTTAAGCGGGAAAAAAATCAAATAATCATAACCAGACCTACAGTTGGTACTGAAGATAACGGTTTCTTGCCAGGTTCATTAAAAGAAAAATTGGAACCTTGGATGGTTCCGTTGAAGAGTAATATGCTGAAGCTATACGATTCTAAAAAAATAATATCGATGTACGATAATGAACAAATCGAAATGATTTCACTTTCACATTTTCGCGGACGAACATTTGATGACGCAGTTGTAATTGTTGATGAATACCAAAATCTCACCAGATCACAGTTACAAATGGCAGTTGGTAGAATAGGAAAAAATAGTATCATGATATTTTGCGGGGATACTGAACAGATCGACCTTAAAGACCGGATATATTCAGCAACAGAAGACATCGCACGCATCAAAAATTCAAAATATGTGTTTGTTACAGAATTAACACAAAATCATAGACATGAAGCAGTGCAAGAGGTCTTGAAATTATTGAATGGTATTTAAGAATAATATATATTAATATGCAATACTGTTACCATGAAAGAGGTATATTATGAAAATTAAAAAAATTTTTGTTGAATATATGAATGAAGAAGAGTTGCCTGATTTTGATGTGGAATCTGGCTTGGCTAATGATATTGCTGATGAGATTGCCGATGAATTAGAAGACCAGGAGAGTAATTTAGATGAAGCATTAAGTGTTGTTGGGGTTTTAGGATATGTGCTTTTATCAAATGCGGTTGCTAATATGGTTTCCAAAATTGCAAAAAAGGTGGCGGATAAATACGAATGGGATAAAACAGGTAATGTTGCTAAGCAGATATATGACTGGTCTCATAAAAATGAAAAAGCGTTTCAAGCCCCGATTAAAAAGGTATTAGCACTATTTTTAAAGGGAGAATCGGCAAAATACATTGATGCAATAACTGAAGCAATATACGGGTTTATTATATTAGCAATGGCAATGCAAGGAGGATCAGAAACTATATCTGCAGTTAAGGGTTCGGACTGGGGTAAAGGTATGTTGAAGGGTTTAAAAACATCTGTTAAAGGTGTAGAATCTGCATCTATATTCAGAACAGTTAAGAATACGTTTGGAATAGGATAAACTATCGCATAGTTATACATTTAAAAAGTTTTTAAAGGAATATTAAGAACCTCGTTTAATAGGTGGGTTAGTAGTTTACAAAAATTGATTCTAAAATTATATTTATATAAAAATACATGATGGAAAATAACGGTTATATTGGTCTCTTAAAAAACGACAGAATTTTAATTAGGCACCCGAAAACAAACAAAGAAAGGCAATTATATCGAGTGATTGCATTAAAAAGCTTCCAAATACATCCAGAGAAAAATCCTGGATTAGATGAATCGTCTGTTGCGGAATCGTATATTGAACTCAATACTAAATTATTAAGTGATTACGAATCAGAAAAAATGGAATTGGCTGAATTACTAAATAATAAAAAAGCTGCATTAGATCGTGCAAAAGATAAAAATGATAAAAATGAGATTTTGGCATTAGAAACAGAAATTCGCAAGTATGATGCGGATATAGTTTCAATTCAATACAAGACTCGAAAAATTCGCAGTGAAATATCTAAATATGAAGAAATAGCATCAGGAAATTGTGAAGCGGCGCCAATATCAATTCCAATTCATACAATTGGTGGATATGTTGAATCTTTAGAAAATTTAGATCCAGATAATGTTGTTTGGGTTGATAATAGATCGCGCATTTTTGACAATGCTAAGATATTAAATAATAGTATCGTTTCTGATAATGTTATTGTATTTGGGAATT